GCCAGATTCAAGTGTAGATTCGCCTCGGGTTCATTACCGACTAAGTCGGGTGTAACCCACACTGAAAATTTGTCTGGTGTGATCATAAGGCGGACCATATCGGGTTGTAGGAAGGTCCAAACATAACGTGTCAATTCCTCAGGGAGGGGTAACACGACATTTTGTTTCTCTCGATAGATATTCCGCCAGTGGTTGAGATGGAGGCTTTCGCGCGATCCAATCCCAAATGCTATGCAAGTAGTCTCCATACTACCTAATGCATAACGGATGCCAGCCAACAACTGGGCTTTCTTGAGATCCTTTTCTGTGAATCTGGCACGCATTTCTCTGAGGTGAAAGCTAAACCGATTTAGTCGGCAATCACCACCCCACAACCTATCTACATTAGCAGGGTCTTCACCAGAGGTCCACATGCGAAACCTAATCTCGCGCAGGTTCATCACAGGCACAGCTCCAAAAGGGAGAGTAGGCATGCGCTCGCTTGCCCTCGGACAATAACCACAATACCAAGCCATAGCCATATAATGGTGGCGTTCAATGGGGTCAGTTGCACTGACTGCCACACGCACACAATGTTTGGCCAAGATTCCTTCACGACCTCTCCACACAAGTGGATCAGGGTAAAAACCAAGTGTGTTAGTCCATTCTTGGCATATTTGTTCCTGTGTCAATTGCGGTCCGAGAGGTGTTCCGGAGTTGAAAATTTCCATTTCCGCCACGGACATTGCTCCTCCTTCTGGTTGCAATCCCTTCAATACAGCTTGTGCTTTCTTGTAACAGCACTTGCTATTGAAATAGCGTTCTTGGATCTTCTCTGGTGTGGGGGGATCATAGTAGTTGCCGATGGTGTACCCACCGGAATCCTTGAGGCCTCTGAAATCTTCAAACATCTCATGATATTTCCAGTAGACATCCTCACCATGCAGGTAAAATTCGAATAGAGCTTGCTGCATATTTCCAGCCATGATTTGAGCCTCTGTTTCATCGCAATTCTTACCAATCTTCTTACTCAATAATAGAGATCTAAAGATGGAATCAATGGTCAGAGTACCCACGCGCTTCTTCAGCTGAGGGTGTACACAGAAGGATCTTTTCAAAAATGAAATCTCTTCCAAAGTTTTGAAGGGTACAGTGGAAATCTGTTTGTTGGCATCAGTGTAATCTACTCCGATGCGAGTCAATTCCTCACCAACTGTGATCATGTTGAAGACCTCCTCCTCGGGATGAACCTCAAAGTTATTGTCATCACCATAAGTCATCAAAGCAACACGCAGATGAAACAAAGGGATCACACCCATAGTCAATTTGACATTCAACCGTCGTTCATGCATGGCATAGTACGCATATCTCATATAGAGACAATTGCACAAGCCATTAATCACGACAGTCAGGGCATGACCAGAGGGTCCTGTTCCAAACACTTTTGCAATCAAGCCATCAATCTCGTAAATCGGGAAGACACATTCCGTTGCCAAGCCATCAAATAGACTTAACATCTCATCTGTGAAACCACATTCCACAAGACACATCCGGAGAATCTCAAATGCACCAAGGGTTACTTCAGGTCTGAGTTTTTGATCGTAGGATGAAAAATCTCCATCACCACAACGATTGCCTCCAGAGAATTGGCTCAAATGATCAGCCAAATACTCCCAATCGCGTCCTGCGGCATCAACGCCAACAGCACTTTCAAATTCAGATGGAAAGTAAGTCATGGAATTAACCAAGGTCAATGTGAGCATTCGTGCTATCACAACCATGGCCACCGGAGCACCGGAGAAAATCCGAATCTTGTCTTCAGCAGCTTTCTTGAAGGAAATAGCGGCATCCTTGCAATTCGTTTTAAAAATCACATTGGAACGCTCTCCATCTAGCCAGCATTGCATCGTGAATTCCACCTCAGCTTCAACATCAGCTTTATCTTTGTCGAAGACCAGCTCGTACACGATATTTGAAGTACCATCTTCTGCTATGACTTCTCGCACATATCTGGCTGTTTTTAGGCCCAATTCTTCTTTCAACTCGCAGTCGAGCATGAATTTCCATTTAGGACCATTGAGTGGGTAACTCATTGATGTTTTGGGATTGACTGGTTCGAAACCTTTGACACCGGGAACTCCATTCAGAGCATCATCATAACTCAGCGGATGGACAAATTCTTTGAACTTACTTTTGTCATTAAAAATGTCTTCTTTCAGCTTTGTCATCAAATCCTCCTTGGCTAGAGCCATAATTCGCGGGTTCATATCCGGGAGAATCTCTGCTGCTTTGTCTAGATGCCGATGCCTTGAGGGGCGCACAGCTTTCCTTGTTGGGGCTGTATCCTTGAGTTCAATACCACGCTCAATCAGCTCAGCTTGTATCATAGAAGGCCGAATGTCTGTTGTAAAACGTGACTGGGGCAATTTATGCTGCCCGTAAACTTCAACATTGTGTTCTTTCTCTTTTTCAAGATAATGAACTGGATTGAAGTCATGAACTACAGTTTCCACAGTGGTGTCGATACCATAAGTCTCTCCTCGTAGAGGTGTTGTCTCTTTTACGCCAATCTTCATTTTCTTCTTTGATGCATTCATGGCACTCTTACTCAGCAAGACACACGCTCCTTCATTCTCTTCAGTATCTCCCGCGGCATGCATTCCAATAAGAACAGGATTGCGGCCTGCGGTAAATATCATAGAACCACACATGCCTCTGTGAGTTTCTGCAGTGTAGGTAAACCCAGGATACTGCCCGACACCTTCAACGGTGCACATTTTAACTTCCTTAATTGTTGTAGAATGTTTATATGTGGATGGGGGCACGTACTCCTCGGGTGAACTGAGAATAACGCTCTTATGCACATGATACACGAAAATAGGGGTACCAGGTTTCAGATCTTTCATCTCAAGTTCCTCATGCATGTAAGCTTGAAAGCTTGTTGTATCCCCACCGGATGGCAGACTTACTATCACAGCGTCTGAACCATAAACTGGTCGGATATTGGCTTCGTTCACTAAAGCAGTGAATTGTTTGATTCCAGCACTTGGATGTGTTCTGAGTGTCACTTTATATGTTGTGTCTGGTTTGAAACAATGATCAACAAAGATCCATTCAATGCCTCCTAGAGGAAAAGCATTACACCACTCAGGCTCACCATGCACAATATCAAGCTTCTCGTCGTACTCCTGTACGACCACCATATGTAGATTGCGATCTATTTTCGCTTCCAGTTGATCAAGTGTCGAAGACTTGGATGCCTCTGGGTATACAGCAACATTAGAATAAATTCTCTTGTATTTGTCATCGCGCTCTATCAGAGTTCGAGGTACTTTTGCTGCTGCTGCGATGCGTGAAATAATGGCACCTTCTGATTTGTACAGCTGTTCTTTTGGGACAAACATATTGTGAATGGCCAGACCAGTTAAACCGAGAGCTCCAAGTGTCAAAAGACCTGCCGTAACAGGATCTCTTTCCACTTTCTTCCGCATATCACGCAAGATATCGGAAACTTTTGCTCGGGTTTGTCCGATCAAATCAACAGCTCTATCACGCCAAGGTCGATCTTCCGGGATGAAATCATCATCTGTTGGCACAGCGTCCAAACCAAAAGTGAAATCATCAGGAGTCAGTGGTTTATCTGAGAATTCCTTAGTAATTAAATCTTGGAAATATGTACTCGAAAGACAACCAGTCTCCATCTTCAAACCAGATGGAATGAAGGCTTCAGATTGATTCACCAAAGGCACGAAATCACCATCAAGAGCACACTTGGCACAAGGCAATGTATACAATGAATGGTGTTCACAATGTTTCTGATTGTGAAGATCTGTGGAAGAAGATACTATCTCCTCCTGAAGAGCAAAATATCCAGGTGTGGTGTTCTCCAAATAGTCGATTAAATCGACAATGGAAGCACCTTTCTTAACCGGACGAATGCCCCACAAATCTTGCATTTCATGACCCACAACTCGTTTTACATCAACAACTCCTAAGTCAATATCCCAGGCATCAGGCATGGAAGTCTTCGCAAATTTAGGATGAAGTCCACCGGTAGGTCCAGTAGAATCCTTTCGCAAAGCGACATCAATCACAAGATCGAATCTTCGCATAATCGAAGCAGGGTTGACAGAGAATAGAGATGCATGCAAATCTTTGGTGTTGGTTGTGACAACGACCAATTTACAACGAATGTCCATTTTGCCCTTTTTGTCCGCTTCTGGACTAAGAGCACTACAGTGCATGTTGTTGATAAATTGAATCAAAACGAATAGAGGATTGCCATCAGCCTTCTCAGGCTTGGTATTTCCCATATCATCAAAACATACGCAAATGTGTTGTGATCGAAAATCGGATTGATATTTGTCATTACCATTGATCGTGCATGAATACTCTTTGCCTTCTGGAAATCCATTGGCTCTACACACAGCATGCGTAACTAGAGTTTTGACTGCACTTTTGCCGACCGAAGAGGGGCCACGAATTAGGACTGCATACGGTTTTATCCGCAATCCACTTTCATGCCAATGCGCTTGAAGATCACATGCGAGCTTATCAAGAGTCACCAAGCGCTGGTTGTACTCACGTACTAACAACGGTTGATCAAAGACTTTCTTTTTCATAGCAAGCATGGCAAATGATGTTGTAGTTAACATAACGAGAATCGCAGATTCATCTTTGATTCCATATTTTTCGTCAGCCAACTTCATTTGACCAGTCATATTTAAATGAATGGCATCCACACATTTTCGGTATTGGGTGTCTAACTCATCAGCATCTTCGTCGAAAATCAACAAGGCGAAATTTTTGGTCAAAATCGCCGGGATCACCGAATCAGCAAGCCAATCCAAAGTGCCAAATAAATGGTGAAAAATGGAAGGGTGTGCTTTACGAATCGCTGTGACGTGAATAATCTTGAAGACTTCATCAGTCAAACCATTTGTCGCTTTTTCGGGCATCATACCTCCTAAAATCAGAAGATTCAAAAGCCCTGCTAGACGTTTACCGAATGCTCCTTGGGTTAGGGTCATCCAATTCTGTGAGAACCAGCCTGCTTCTCGTTTCAAACCAGGTGTAATAGGCTCCCACTCGACATCAACACGCTGTCCTTCAGGATCTTCCATCAGGATTTGTTTGACCCATCGCATAACTTTCTTAGTTAAACTCTTGCCTGCTGTCCAAGTCTTGATATACTGGACAATGGGAATGAGCATGTCAGAAAGGCTATTGCGAGATTGGAGATCCAATAACAAGAGAATTAATCCTTCAAGTCGGGATAAAAGTGCATCATACACTTCATCACCCTCCTCAAATTGAACTGTCCTCTTGATGGAATTCATCAAACGTTTTAAGCTGTCTGTTGTGTCAGAGATCGTGCATACTGTATCTTTTAGCTTGCACAAATCGTCTAGGAAGCCGACTTCGGGTTGAAGAGATTTGAGAGCTCCATAATAGGAGTCAATCTTATTGCGCTTAGGAGGGGGAGGTTGAATGCGAAAAGTCTGTTGTCTACATAATCTCTTATAGTTAATTTTCATTTTCTCGCGTTCATGCACGAGTTTTTCATCGACGTAGTAATGCGCGTCGTCAGTAGCAGTTTGAATTAGTATTTGGTTCAAGCTGCGTTCTTCAGATGGGTCACTGAGCAATGCCAGTTGTTTTGCCACATCAATTTCTTCTTGCAGTTCTTCTAATTTACATAAAATTTTTTCTGTTGTTTCCATTAATTTTTCTTCTTTTTCTAGTTTTTCTTGTTTAAATTGTTCATATGCATTTTCTTCTAGTTTGCACCAATGTTCCGCGCATTTTTCGTTATATACATCTTGCGGGGACTTGGGCGATCTGTTCAAAAGTTCGTCTAGAACCAGATCAAACTTCTCTTCCATAAATATACGTTGCCAATCAATTGGCTCATCATCGTCAGAATCATATTCTGAATAAACATCATCTGGGTCCTCCTCTTCTGGAGGAAATTTTGGTCGACTTCTCGATAATATGGAGGTCATGTCGTCAAAGAAAGGGGTGTTGTTGCCCATCACCATGGGATTGGTAGGTGGGTTGGTAATTAGTAGTTTGGTGAGCTCTAAGAGCTCGTTGTTTACAGGGGGTGAATCTACGCTATTCACTCTTGCGGTATCATTATTGGCGGGAGTGCCGGTTAAATGAGGAAACCGATTATTTTGCCTCCTTTGCGGTGAGGGTTCTGGAGCATTCAAGCATCCGTTTTCCGAAGGACGAGTTGTTTTTGCGCCGGAGCGCGCGGTAGGGGGGGTTAGCCCCATTTGACTGGACCGCATGATGAGGATTCATCATTAGGTGACCCCGTAGAATAGTACGAGGGACGTTTTAGATTGTATTCTTGGCACAATCCTTAACAAATCTTCAAAGTGGACACACTCTGCAGGATTAGAAGATAAGCTTTTATTTACCAGCTGCCTTGCGTAGGATCAGCACGAACGGGTTTTAATTAAAGCCTCGCCAAGAGGGTTCTATGTCATTTACCATAAAGGTTACGGAATGAATCAAGGTGTAAATCTTGATCCGTACCGTCATTTTGTCTCTCCAGTACAGTGTTTGTTGCTGGATAGTCTAAAACATAGAGGGACTTTCAACACAAAAAGGTGTGTTGGGGGTTTGGTTTACAAAATACAAATACAATAGTGTGAAATAATAATCGAAATCAGTATCAATCATAATCGAAATCAAAAGAAATCAAATATGATATAATAACGAAATAAATCAAATTCACAAAACTGTG